AGCCAGCAACCTAGGCTACGTGCATGTGTGCATTCCCAACCAGTGGCGATGTGACCACCCACACATCGCCTACTTTGATCGGCCCACATCCATCGGCTGGCACGATCCGCGCGTGGAGGAGGGCGAGCTTGCCTTTCCCGAGCGGTTCAGCCGCCCGGTCGTGGACGATCTGAAGAAGGAACTGCGTGGTTGGGGTGGGACCTACGCGGAGAGCGCCCAGCTAGATCAGCTGCCCGCGCCGCGCGGTGGTGGCATGTTCCAGCGTGACAAGTTCCAGGTGGTGGCGCCGTTCGATGTGCCCGCCGGCGGGCAAGTGGTGCGCGGCTGGGACCTTGCTGCCAGCACAGGGATGGACAGCGCCTACACGGCAGGCGTGCGTATGCGCAGGGTGAAGGGCCGCATCTATATCGAGGATGTGCAGCGCGTGCGTGGTACGCCTCGTCAGGTGGAACTGTTGATCAGCAACTGTGCACAGCACGATGGTGCGACGTGCACTCAGGACTTGCCCCAGGACCCAGGCCAAGCGGGCAAAGCGCAGAAAAGCTACATCGCACAGGTGCTGCACGGACACAAGTTTCAGTTCAGCCCGGAGACCGGCAGCAAGGAGGATCGTGCTGCACCATTGGCAGCTCAGGTGGAAGCAGGTAATGTGGCGCTCGTGCGCGGCCCTTGGAACGATGCATTCATCACGGAAGCAGCGAGCTTCCCAGTCGGTAAATTCAAGGATCAGATGGACGCATCCAGCCGCGCCTACAGCGCTCTCCTGCGCAAGCCAGTAGAGCTGATGGCTGCGGCGCCTGAGATCATCACCATCGGAGGCTTCTGATGGGGTTCTTCTCCTCGCTGTTCGGCCGTGGTGACAAGACGCCGCCCAAGGTGCCACCGACCGAGACCGTGGGTGTTAGCGGCACGCCCATCTATGGTGGGTACATCCAGTCGAACGAGAAGAACGCGGCGCTGGTTGGCACCAAGAAGTTTGAAACGTACAGCAACATCGTCGCGAACACGGCCATCGTTGGCGCTGGCGTGCGCTTGTTCCTGAACCTCGTGGCGAAGCCTACCTGGAAAGTGGTGCCAGCTGACGATAGTCCGGAAGCGCAGATACTCGCCGAAAAGGTGGACTTCATCCTCCACGATATGAGCCAGCCATGGCACGCGGTTGTTCGCACGGCTGCGCGCTACCGCTTTTACGGCTTCAGCGTTCAGGAGTGGACGGCCAAGAAGATGGAGGACGGGACCATTGGTCTGCTCGACGTGGAGGCGCGGCCCCAGTATACGATCGAGCAGTGGAACGCGGACAGGACTGGCACGGTGGCTGGTGTGGTCCAGCACGATCCAGCCACGGGCGAGACGCACTACCTGCCCCGGCAGAAGATCGTCTACATGGTGGACAACAGCCTTTCGGATAGCCCCGAAGGCGTTGGACTGCTGCGTCACTGCGCGGATTCGGTGCGCCATCTGGTGCGCCTGGAGCAGCTGGAAGGCTTCGGGTACGAGAGCGATCTGGGCGGTGTGCCTGTCGGCCGTGCACCCGTTGCCAAGCTCAACAAGGCGGTCAACGATGGTGACATTACCGCAGCAGAGCGCGACGCGTTGCTGAAGGGCCTGCGCGACTTCGTCAGTAACCGCATCCGTAATCCATCGCAAGGCCTGGTGCTGGACTCGCTGACCTACATGGATCAGTCGGAGGCGGCTTCGCCCAGTAGCATCACGGAATGGGGCGTGGAGATCTTGACTGGTGATGGTACATCTAGCGTGGGCGGGCTGGACACATCCGTTAAGCGGTTGAACATGGAGATCGCCAGGGTGTTGGGCGTGGAGCACTTGATGCTCGGCGGCGACAGTGCTGGGAGCCTAGCCCTGGGCCGCGTGAAGATCACGCAGTTCGCCGCGCTGGTAGAGGGCACGCTCAGCGAGCTGGCGTGGTCGTTCGAGCACGATCTGCTGGAGCGGCTGCGCCAGTTGAACGGATGGCCGCCGGAGCGGATGCCGTCCCTGCTACCTGGCTCCATCCAGATTCGTGATGTGCAGGAGGTGGCTGAGACGTTGGCGCTGTTGGCGCAGGCAGGTGCGCCGCTGATGCCTGGCGATCCAGCTGTGGATGAAGTGCGCGAGCAGCTGAAGCTATCACCCACATCACAAGGTGCGATGGCTGTGGATGCGGCGCTGCTGGGTACATCAGCCACGGAGGAGCAGCCTCTGGCTGGAGCCGACGGCACGGCAGCCGCGGGTGCTACTGCCCCGGGCGAAGCGGTACAGCAGACCGCGTTCAACGGTGCGCAGGTCACCGCGATGGTGGACATTGTCCGTGCTGTGCAGGCAGGCGAGATTGATCGGCAGTCGGCCATCGAGGTGGTTGCCACCATGTTCCCGGTCACGCGCAATCAGGCGGTCGCCATCATCGATGGAACAGACCGCAAGCCAAACCCGGTGGCCGCACCGGCGCAGCCGCGCATCCTCACGGCACCGCCGCCCACCGATCAGCCGGCTGAAGCGCCAGGCGAGACCGATACCGGCGATGCGAGTGACGAGGAGATGGAGGCCGCGGTTAAGATGCTGCGCAAGGTCGTCACGCACGACGCCAAGGGCTGGCATGTGTGGAGCAAGGACCGGCGCAAGCACCTAGGTGGACCGTATAAGACGGAGGCCCAGGCGATTACGCGCCTCATCCAGGTGGAAGGCCACAAGGCGGCGGGTCCACAGAATGGACATCCGGAGTAGCCATGGGGACCGTCACTATCGGAACCACCGCGTGGACGATCTACGGTACCCACAAGGGCGCTGGATCGGCGACCGAGTACCTTGCCGCGTCCATTGCTCCCGCAGCTAGGACATGGGCTGGCCTTGAGGATGATGACGAGAAGCGCACACTGGTGTCAGCGACGCGCGTACTCGACGAGCAGACATGGGCCGGGCAGAAGACCGTGCCGTCGCAGGCCCAACAGTGGCCGCGCACCGGCGTGTTCCGCAAGGACGGCACCGCCGTCGACTCGGCGACCGTGCCGCAAGAGATCATCGACGGCAGCTACGAGCTGGCTGCGCTGCTGGCTGAGGATGCGTCCATCCTCAAGCAGACGGACGGCGCATCAAACATCAGCTCCGTGTCCACCGGGCTGGGCGTGTCCATGTCGTTCTTCCGACGTGACAAGCCCGGTAGATTCCCTGTGTCCGTGATGGATCTGGTGGGGCAGTTCTTCCCAGGCATCTCCGGCGTTGCTGCCAACTCCACGTCAGCGGCTAGCCAGGCCTTTGGCGTGGGCGACGCGGACAACCCGGACCAGGTGTCAGCCTTTGATCAGGATTCTGGCTATGACTTGGAACGGAGCCTCTAGCCCATGGGCAACGGCCTGTTCGGCGGTCTCTCAGGCAAGATCGCCTCGTTGCTGGGGCCGATGTACCTGCCGGCCACGCTGATCAAGACCGCGCCGGGCAAGCGCAGCACCGACGCGCTTGCGGGGACCAACCCTACCAGCAAGCGCCACGCATGCCGCGCCATCGTCGGCAGCTACGACCAGTCGCAGATTGACGGCACGCTCGTCACCGTGTCGGACCGCCGCATCCAACTGCTGGGCGACACCATCGAGGGCCGCGTCGCCCCCGAGCCGAGCGATTGCGTGATCGTCGAGGGCGCCGAGTACCTGATCGTCGCGGTGGCGCGCGACGCGGACCGTGCCGTGTACAACTGCCAGAGCCGCGTAAGGGGATAGTCATGCGTCCAGAATTCCAGGTGCATCTGCTCAACGAGGGTGGCCTAAACGACGCCATGCTACTCGGGGAGGCGTTCAGTAGACTCCTTGACGAGGTGGAGTCCCTCATCCCTGAGGGTAGGGAACACGCCCTAGTCCTAATCGTTACGAAGCTGCAAGAGGCCAGTTTCTTCGCGAAGCGTGCTCTCGCAATGGCGCCTCAAAATCAGAAGTAGCCAATGGCCACCTTCGACCAGGCCCGCGTCATGGCGCAGCTGGCGCTCGCCGAGCCAAAGGTTCGCGAGGCGTTCCTGCGCGCGGTAGCCCTCATCCTTGATGAGAACACGTTGGCCCAGGTGACTCGATTGATCGAGCAAGGAAAGGCCATGGATGCGCTGCGCATCGCTGAGAGCGCAGCTCGGTTGATCAGCAGCGCCGCGAACCGTAGCTACGTAGCTGGCGCAGAGCGAATCAGCCAGTGGATCGGCGACAACACCAAGACGATTGTCAGCTACGACCGCGTCAACACCCGCGCCGTGCAGCAGATGCAGAATAACCAACTGCGCATCGTGCGTGAATTCACGCAGGAGCAACGCGCAGCCACGCGCAACGCGCTGACTGATGGCGTCCGCAGGGGCATCAACCCCCGTGCGCAGGCCCAGGCCTTCCGCGACTCCATTGGGCTAACCCAGGCCCAGGAGCAGATCGTGCGGAACTATCGCCGGCAGCTGGAGAACGCGGACAGCGGTGCGCTTGGACGCAGGTTGCGTGACAGGCGCAGCGATCGGACGGTGCGCAGTGCCATCCTCAATGATGAGCCGCTGGCCCAGGGCAAGGTAGATCAGCTAGTGGACAGGTACCGCGAGAACTGGGTAGGTTTTAGGGCGGAGACGATAGCCAGGACGGAGGCCTTGCGGGCCACCCATGAGGGCAGTCGTGAGGCCTTTCGCCAGGCGATTGACCAGGGGGAGCTGGACCCGGGGGAACTGGTGCGGACCTGGCGCACCGCCCATGATGGCCGGGTGCGTGACAGCCACCGATCCATGGACGGGCAAGAGCGCGACATGGGTGAATCGTTTGTCAGCGGTGCCGGGAATCGCTTGCAGTTTCCGGGAGATCCATCAGCACCGGCCGACGAGATCGTGCAGTGCAGATGCGTCGTAGTCACGCGGGTCAAGTTCGGTCGTCGCGCAGCCTAGTGATTTTCTTTGAAGTAGAAACTACCCTCCTTCGTTAAAGCCGTAGTAGTGCTGATTGCGGTGAGTGGGTTTCGTACCTTCGTCAAGTTCCATGAGAAGAGCGTCAATGACGCACTCGGGATGGCGTTTGGGTACGCGATCGTCTGCAAGGTGGATGGTCAGCCCTACTTCGACACCCAGGGTGATCACATCCCCGAAGAGTCGATGCTCTCCGCCGCTGCCGAGTTTATGCAGAGTGAGCGCGTTGGCAAAGAGATGCACAAGGGCGATCAGGTGGGGCAGGTGGTGTTCGCCATTCCGCTCACTGATGACATCATGGAAGCCAACGGCATCGTCGCCGAGAAGTCCGGCCTGTTCATCGGCTGGAAGCCCAGCGATCCATCGGTGCTCGCCAAGATCAAGGACGGCACCTATAAAGGGTTCTCCATTGGCGGCGAGCGCATCACCGATGAGGCGGTGGCCCTGTGACCGCGAAGCGCATCATGCGCGTGTTCAAGATCAACGAGATCTCCATGGTCGATGAGCCGGCCCAATCGCCGGCGGTGGTGTCAATCATGAAGCGTCGTGACACCAACGTGATTCGGCAGAACGCCGTTGCGATCAAACAGTTCCTCTCCAATGGGAGCAACACCGTCAAGAAGCAGGAGCCTGGCATGACACCCGAAGAGAAGATCGCCGCACTCGAGGAGCAGCTGAAGGCCGCCATGGAGGAGCTTGCTTCCTACAAGGCTGCGGCAGCTGCCGCAGCCACGAAGGAGGAAGCCCCTCCGTTCGACGAGGAAGCGATGAAGGCCAAGAAGGCCAAGTCGGAGATCGCCTACACGTCCACCGACGGGACCGTGTTCACCAAGGCCGACGATCCGCGCCTGGTCAAGATGGCCAGGGAGACGGACGAGTATCGCAAGGCCCTGGCTGAGCAGATCATCAAGGGCAAGCGGCTGGAGTTCGCCAAACGCGCTCAGTCCGAGCTGGCGCATCTGCCCGGCGAGGAGGTGCACAAGGTGTCCCTCCTTGAGGTGATCGATGCGATCGCCGACGAGCCCACCCGGGCGGGCATCACCAAGATGCTCCACGCTAACGACGCCGGCCTCGCCGAGGCGATGAAGCGCCGTGGCACCACGGGTGGTGTTGCCGAGGGCAGCACCGACGTCAACAAGAAGCTCGAAGTGATGGCCAAGGCGTGGCAGACAGAGAAGGGTGTCACCTTCGCCAAGGCCTTCGACCAAGTTCTCAATTCCCCCGAGGGCAAAGCGCTCTACGCTCAGCTCAAGACCTCTAGCAACGCGCCGCAGGCGTAAGGAGCATAGCCATGGCCCAAGATGAAAACGTCCAGAAGCTTTCGATCGCGGCGTCTGCCGATCTTTCGGCATCGCAGTTCAAGCTCGTCGAGTTGTCTTCTGGCAAGGCGGCCATCGCCAATGCCAGCACGGACATCGTCATCGGCGTGCTGCTCAACAAGCCAACCGCGGTGGACATGGCTGCAGAGATCGCCATTGGCGGTCGTTCCAAGTGCCTGGCCGGAGCGGCCGTCGTTACACCTGGCACTCAGGTGATGACTGATGCAACCGGTCGCGCCATCGCGGCGACCGCAACGAATCGAGCCTTTGGAACATCGCTGACTGCGGCAGCTGCCGCAGGCGATGTCTTCGAAGTCGCCGTTGGTCTCATCCGTCCGGTGGTCGCGTAAGCCACTCCCCCTAGCAGAAGCACACAGGAGCAAGTCCCATGGCCCAGCCCGATCCCGGCGCAGTCCACGTCAATACCCCGCTCACGAACATCTCGCTTGCCTTCGTGCAGGCAGACGAGTCGTTCATCGCGGACAAGGCGTTCCCTGTCATCCCAGTGGAGAAGCGTTCCGACGCGTACTTCACCTATGACCGTGGGTTCTTCTTCCGCAACGAGATGGACGAGCGTGCCCCAGGCACCGAGTCCAAGGGTGCTGGCTATGAGGTTTCGACGGATTCGTACCTGTGTCGGCTGTACGCCGTACACCAGGATATCCCGGACCAAGTCCGTGCCAATGAGGACAGCCCCCTCAATAGCGACCGGGACACCACCATCCTGGTGACGCAGAAGGCCCTCATCAAGCGCGAGAAGCTGTTCGCCTCGTCGATGCTCACCACCAGCGTGTGGACCACCGACATCACGGGTGTGGCAGCTGCGCCTGGTGCAGGCCAGGTGCTGCAGTGGAACGACGCTGCCAGCAATCCAATCGAGGATGTGACGAACAACGCCACCACCGTGCAGCGGCTGACGGGCTTCCGCCCTCGGACGCTGGTGTGTGGTCGCACGGTGTGGGACATTCTCAAGAACCACCCGGACATGGTCGACCGGATCAAGTACGGCCAGACCCCCGGATCGCCGGCCATTGTCACCAAGCAAGCCGTCGCCGCGCTCATGGAGCTGGACGAGATCCTGGTGATGGAGTCAACCGAGAACACTGCGGCGGAAGGTGCGGCCAACGTATTCGCCTTCATCGGCGGCAAGGTGGCGCTCCTGCTGTACAAGCCGTCCAGCCCTGGCATCATGACGCCGTCGGCCGGCTACACGTTCGCATGGACTGGCTACACCGGGATGACCGGCGTGGGCCACCGCGTGAAGAAGTTCCGCATGGACCCGCTTGCTGCTGACCGTGTCGAGTGCGAGGCCGCGTTCGTGCACAAGAAGGTCTCGGCTGATCTCGGAGTGTTCTTCACCGCTATCGTCGCGTAATCACCATGAGCGCCATGGCGCAAAACATCCGTCGTCCTGCCTTCGACCCTTCCAAAGGGTTGACGGTGCGACGGGCGTTTGCCGTCAACGGGCATCAGTTCGCACCTGGTGCAGCGTTTCCATGGAAGCACCTGGCCGTGTCAAAGCGGCTGCTGATGCAGCTGTGGACGCAACGTTATTTGGAGGCAGCTGGAGCAGCGCCGCTCCCGGCTCCAGTGGAATTGCCTCCTATCATTCGAACGACGGCGTTCGACGAACCGCGGCAGCCACCGCGGAAGAAGTAACCCCGATGGCGCGCGGCGACGTCGAGGCCATCACCGGGGCCCTGCGACGGGCCGCCGAGCGGGTCATCAAGGCGATCACGGTCAACGTGGCCGCCGAGCTCGTGGAGCGCACCCCCGTCGACACGGGCTGGGCTCGGGCCAACTGGGTGCCATCGGTGGGCGCGCCGCACGCCGGGACCGTGGGGGCGCCCGAGGCGCACGACATGGGCGCGCACGAGGCCGGCCTGGGGCAGGTGGCCGCGTACCGGCTGGACCAGGGCCCCACGTTCGTGAGCAATCACGTCCCCTACATCAACCGGCTGAACGAGGGCCACAGCGCGCAGGCGCCATCCGGCTTCGTCCAGGTGGCCATCGCCAAGGCCGTGGCCGAAACGACGGCCGACCTCGCCCGGTTGGGGGAGGATGCGTGACGACGCTGCGCGAGGCCCGCAAGGCCATCCACGACAAGTGGACCACGGACTGGCCGCTCGTCGCGCCGGACGTGCCGTTCTATTTCGACAACGAGGCGGTCACCCCGTGCCAGACGCCGTGGACCAGGCTGGTGGTGCGCGAGCTGGTGAGCACGCAGGACACGCTCGGCCTGCCGACGGACCGGAAGTTCAGGCGGCGCGCGATGGTGCTTGTGCAGGTCTTCGTGCAGCGCGACGTCGGCGTGGGCTCGATGGTGGACCTGGCGCACTCGGCGCGCGGGGTGTTCGAGGGCAAGAGCTTCTCCGGTTTGGACTTCCACGCCGTCGACGCGCGCGAGGTGCCGACCGAGGATCGCTGGTACCAGATGACGGTCGAGGCCCAGTTCAACTACTACGAGACCAAGTGAGGTGCTGCCATGGGTAGAGTACTAGTCAACAACGAGCAGCTCGCCTCTTCGATCGAGACGGCGCTGGGCGTGCCCGGCACGACGTTCGAGAAGCTCGAGCCCAACACCATCGGCGGGTTCGGGGCGGAGATCGCCAAGGTCTCGCGCAACCCGATCAACGCCGACCGGCAGCGCAAGAAGGGCGCGACGACCGACCTCGACTCGGCCGTCGACTTCGAGGCCGACCTCACATACGACTTCCAAAACAAGTTCCTCGACGGCTTCATGTTCGCGATCTGGAAGTCGAACAATGCCGGAGCGTTCTTCCGCCCGTCCGCCGTCACGGCCACCGGCTACACCGTCGCGTCCGGCGGGGCGCTGGCCGACCGCACGCTGTTCGTCGCGCGCGGTTTCCTCAACGCGGCGAACAACGGGCTGAAGGTTTCGCTGGCGTCGGTCGCCACGGAGATCAAGCCGTCGGGCGCGATCGCCGAGGCGGCCATCCCCGACAGCCAGAACGCGACGGTCGAGCTGGCCGGCTTTCGCGGCGCGGCGAGCGACATCACGGTCAACGCTTCCGGGCATCTCACCAGCACGCTCCTCAACTTCACCACGCTCGGCCTCACCGTCGGCCAGTACATCTGGGTCGGCGGCGACGCGACGCTCAACCGTTTCGCCACGGCGGCGGACCGCGGCTTCGCCCGCATCAAGGCGATCGCGGCCACCCTGCTGACGCTCGAGAAGCGAGGACAGGCGTTCGCGGCCGACGTCGGCACGGGCAAGGAGATCGACCTGTTCTTCGGACGGTTCCTGCGCAACGTCGCGGTGGATCACGCCGACTTCCTGGAGCGTAGCTACTCGCTCGAGCTGTTCCACAAAAATCTCCAGAGCCCCGGCCCCGGCGACGAGTTCGAGTACGCCCGCGGTAACTACGCCAACGAGCTTTCGTTCAACGTGCCGCTCACCGACAAGGCCACCGCCGCGGTCGGGTTCATCGGGACGGACACGCCGAACCCAACTACGGTGCGCGACACCGGCGCCAGCAGCGCGCGCAAGCCGCAGGGCACGGTGGCCTACAACACGTCGGCCAACGTCATGCGACTGCGACTGCAGGAGACCGACGAGACGGTGGTGTCCACCGACTTCAAGAACGCGACCGCGACGCTGGCCAACAACATCGGACCGGAGAAGGTGATCGGCATCCTCGGCGCCCGGTTCATGAACACCGGTAACTTCGAGGTCCAGCTCGAGGCGCAGCTGCTCCTGTCCAACAGCGCCGTCATCTCGGCCATACGAGCCAATCGCACCATGACGATCGACTGGGCGGTGCGCAACGAGGACGGGACCCTGTTGATGGATCTGCCGTCGGTCATGATCGAGGGCGGCGGCAAGGACTTTCCGGAGAACGAGAGCCTGCTCATCAACACGACGGTGATGGCGTTCGAGGACCCGGCGCTGGGCTACACGTGCAGCTTCAGCCAGTTCCCGTACTCGCCCGCCTCCTAAACAACCATGCGGAGACCATGCCGAACTTCGACCACCTCAAGAAGCTGGAGATCCGTCCCGAGACGACGGCCGAGTACAAGGGCCTGAACATCGAGGGCGACCCGGTGCTCGTCTGCGCGATGGCGGGCGAGCCCAACCGGGACTTCTTCAACGAGCTGCTCCGCATCTCGCAGCAGGCGGGCGCGCGCGAGAATCGCCGCACCACCGTCGACACCATCGCCGAGAACCGCGACCGCGACCGCAAGCTGTGGGCCCGATACATCGTGCGCGGGTGGCGCAACGTGCGCGAGGCCGACGGGTCCGACTGCCCGTACACGCCGGAGAATTGCCTCGTGTTCCTGCAGGCGATCCCCGACGACATGTTCGGCGCGCTCCGCGCCTGGTGCCAGGAGGAGAAGAACTTCCGGCCGCCGGCCACCGAGGAGGTCTCAAAAAATTGAGGGCGCGGCTTGAATACGAGCTTCGCGCCGGGCGCGAGGGTATCCAGGCCGCGCTGAACTACGGGCGCGAGCTGCCGGCGTGGGCCAAGGACCCGCCGATCAAGGCACCCGGCGACGAGTTTTACCTCGCAGCCTTCCGGCAGCTGAGCACGTGCCGGCATGTTGGCGAGCAGATCGGACCCATCCCGTGGGTCGCGATCGTCGAGTACGCGCGGCACTGCCGGCTCGACGACGACGTGGCCGACGTGTTCGTCCAGGCGATCATGGCGATGGACGCCGGCTACATGGAAGACCAGCACCGGCAGATGGAGCAGGCGCGGCGCGAGGCCGACCGCAAGGCGAGGAGGTCTCGCCGTGCCTGACTTCAACATCATCGTCAAGACGGACACGGCGCAAGCCGAATCGGCCATCAACAGTCTGAGAACCTCCTTAGATAAGTTGGCTGACGCCGAGGGTTCGGTTGAGAAGGCCACCAAGTCTGTGGGCGACACGTCCACCAAGACATTCAGCAGCATGGAAGACTTCAACAAGGCTCTGGCTGAGTCTGGTCAGGCCTTCGCCGGGAACGAGCTAGAAGATTCCTTCGCCAGTGTCAGTAAGGAGATGAACAAAACTTCTAAGGGAGTAGATGCCTTTTCCAAGAAGCTGAAGAACATCCCTGTCGACATCGGAAAGTTCGCCGCGGGTGCGCTCACGGGCCTCGGCGCAGGCCTTGCGATTGGCGTCGTCGGCAAGCTGTTCGAGCCGCCGTCGCGCGAAGACCTCCAGGCCCTCGTGGAGACCAACGATCAGATCGAGGTGATGGGGATCAACTTCACCAAGCTGGCGGCCAAGTCCCTGGAGGCAGCCAAGGCGCAGGATGAGTTCAACAAGAAGTTCGAGCGCCAGGCTGCGGTGCTGGCCAAGGCTACCGCTGAGGCCGACGCCGTCATTCATGCCGAGGAGGCGCTGCGGATCACCACGGAGGCGATGAATGCTGAAGTCAGGGAAGGCTCCCGCGTCCAGGCAGATGCTACTCGAGCGATCGTTGCTGCGCAGAAGGCGTACGACGACGCGAGCGGGAAGACCGCCGAGTACGCGGAGTCGCTTCGCCAGGTCCTTCAGATCAATAGCGAACTCGGCAAGCTAACCAAGAAGATCGAAGACGAGGGGGAGAAGCAACGCGAGAAGCGCAAGCAAGCGGCCGCGAAGCTCGTCAGCGAAGTTCGCAGCCTGCGCGACGAGTACGATGCGGTCGGCGCCGCCGAGCGCGAGCTGGCCGAGACGATGGATACGCTGACCAAGGCGCAGCTCAGCAGTGCCGAGTCGATCCACATCCTGGTCGGCGCCTACCGCAAGCTGCAGGAGGCGCGCGCTGCGCCTGCCTTGGCAGCCGCCGAGGCAGCCACCAAGGCAGAGGAGGAAAGGGCCGACCTCGCCAAGGAGCGGATGGACGAGCACAACCGACAGGTCGAGGAGGCCCTCGATAAGGACCTCGAATGGGCCGAGACCGGCGCGAAGCTCGACAAGGACCTCGCCGAGATGCAGCGCGATCGCAACAAGGAAATAGCGGAGGAACGAGAGCGCGACGCCAAGGAACTCGCCGCCCACTTCCGCCCGGTGGAGGACGCGCTGGTCGACCTCGCCACGAAGGGCAAGGCCGATTGGAGCGCGATGGTCGACGCGATGATCGCCGACCTGACGAGGCTCGCGGCGCAGAAGATCATCCTCAGCATCGCCGAGGGGATCGGCGGCGCGGCGCACGGCGCGGACTTCATGGTGGGCGGTTCTGGTGGCACCGACACCCAGCTCGTCATGTTCCGCGCCACACCCAAGGAGCGCGTCCGGGTGACCACGCCAGGGCAGGAGGCGGCCGCTGCCATGCCCGCCGGCGCGCCACCGGTGGTGCGCCAGAAGATCGTGAACGTTATCGACCCGCGCATGGCGATCGACGCGATGAGCTCGAGCGAGGGCGAGTCCGTCACGCTGAACCACATCCGGT